TGCAGCGGGATCCACCTAAGATATGTTCCGTATTTTAAATCATCTAGCTCATCTATGTAACGATATCCCTTCAATTTTTTCATTAATTCTAGCGATTCTTTACGCTCTAATTGTAACTCATTAATTATTTTTAAATTCATTTCAAGAATTTTTTTAGATGTGAAATTCAATAAATTTTCATTGGAATCATCATCTAAAGCTTTTAAAAGTTTGTTAACGTCCATATAATTAGAGTATAAACATATAAAACTATTATATTCTTATTTTTATATGATTATATTTTTATGATAAATATTTATTCAACAGTTACAACTTTTGCCAAATTACGTGGAAAATCAGGATTGTAACCTTTTTCAATTGATAAAAAATATGAAATTAATTGAATATATACGTTTGATATAATTCCACCAAATGTGTTATTTTTTTCTATTTTTAATACATTTTCACAATATGTTTCATTATCATCACTAATTACGATAACATGTGCATTGCGTGATTTAACTTCTTCATATATATTTCGTGTTTTATCACGATACATATCATCAATATCTATTAAAATGATAGGCAAATTATCTTCAATTAACGCAAAAGGACCATGTTTCAAAGAAGATGAAGAATATCCTTCTGCGTGTATATAAGAAATTTCTTTTATTTTTAAAGCTCCTTCTTTTGCAATCGCTTCATTTGAACCTTTACCTAAAATAAACATAGAGTTTTTGTTTAATTTGTTTATATCATTTGCTAATTTTTTTATATTGTCTATTTCATCAAAAATACATTGAATTTGATATGGCACATTTCTTATATCATTTAATATTCTTCGTCTTTTTTCCAAATGTGTATTTAATTGTTGTGAAAACCATATTGCTATTAATGACAATACAATACATTGATTTGTAAATGATTTTGTAGAAGCTACAGCTACTTCACGACCTGCATTTAAATATACTCCACAATCACTTTCACGCGCAATTAAAGAATCCACCGAATTAACTACGCCTATTGTAATTAAGTCATTTTCTTTTGCAATTTGAATACAACGATGTAAATCTTTTGTTTCGCCAGACTGTGTTAATAATATTACACCACATTTCCCATGTTTTGGAATATCTTTGTAATCAAACTCTGCTCCATCATATAACGTAATTGAAATAAAAACATCAAGGGTTTTAAAAATATTTAATGCCCACATACCTGCGTGATAAGAAGTTCCACAACCTAGTAAAATTAAATGCTTTAATTCAATTAGTTGCGAACAACAAGTGTCTAACCCCCCTAATTTTACACAAAAATTACTTTCAATCCTTCCACCATTATTTAAAGCACGTAATATTGATTCTGGTTGTTCATATATTTCTTTCAGCATCCAATGTTGAAAATTCGTAGGATTTGTTTCTATATTAAAAACTAATTTTTCTTTGACACTATATCTATGAATATCTGTATTAAATTTAATTTCATTTCCTACTTTTGAAATCTCTATTAAATCATGGTTATTGAGAACAATATATTTTTTAATATAATTACCAAAAGCAATTTGTTCAGATGAAATTATGATATGTTCATCTTCTATACCTATTAAAAGAGGTGAACCATTTCGTGTTACCCATATTTTTCGTGGGAAATCTTTGTGAATAATAACTAACGCCCATGTACCCATTAACTTGTTAATAGTTTCGCGTATAGCATCTTCCATTTTATAATTTAAATCTAAATACTTACCCAGTAATACAGATATTATTTCAGTATCTGTTTGCGAACGAAATGTATATCCTTCTTTTATTAAAAAAGTTTTTAATTCTTTAAAATTTTCAATAATACCATTATGAACTAATGATATGCGATCTTTTGAATCATGATGAGGATGTGCATTTTCATTCGTTTTCCCACCATGAGTAGCCCATCTAGTATGCCCTATACCAATACAACTTAGCATTTCATTATTTTTTATATTCTCTTCTAAATGTTCAATTGAATCATTTGTAGAATGAGTTGATGCATATTTAATTGTATGTAAAGAACCATTTAAAATTGAAGATATTCCAGCTGAATCATAACCTCTATTTCGCAATAATTTTAGTCCTTGAATTACATATTTTGAAAAATTATCAGTACCTAAATATGCAACAATACCACACATTATAATTTATATGTCATTTTAAATTTTATATTACTTTTTCTTTATAAATAATATAAAATATATAAATGTAAAAACAATAAAAAAATGATTACGTATTAATATTTTATTATATAATTAACTGCTACATATGGTGGTAATATACTGAACGCAGTCCCTGACCCGGCGGCATCCGTGCTAGTTTTCGTAACGCCAATATTTGGCTGACCATTTCCATCATAAACCAAAGAACCTGATGTTGGTATAACATACTGGTTAGCAACACTAAGCTGCCCGCCACTAGAATTAGCACTTGCAATTCCATAATTGTAGTAAACAGCAACGCTTCTACCACCCCAAGCAGCACCAACATAATGCTGATGTTCCGTGCCATGAGTATGAGCTGGCAAATTACTTAAAGTTGTAGTTGCATTTCCTCCTGTACTATTCAGTGTATATGTAGATGAAGCACCTATTGGAAATTGGTTTTGTAAATCAGGTGGAGTATAATTTGATATTCCACTGCCTCCAGTTCCTATAGCTAAACTATTTAAGGCGTTATATCTACCATCTTGATTATTCGTTCTTGCGGTACCATTACATATAATCCAACCATCTGGATCAGTTGCTCCTAAATATTCCATAATAGAACCGACAGGTGGAGTTGCCAAATGTGAATTTTGATAATAACCTACTGATGCCATATTATATATTATATATTTAAAATAATACAAATTTTTTTTAAATCGTATTTTTTGGTTTATCTTTTATAAAGGTATGAAAATTACTAGAATCTAATTCAATTAGAAATAATACAGACAATGGGATTTACATATACAAAATGCAAGTGGTTTAGTTGAAGAATAATCCGTATGTAAGTTTATTCTTCAACGTTGTAAAATATGTAAAATATAAAAGCACAATAAAAATAATATGGTTGTGCATTAATATTTTATTATATAATTTACTGCTCTATATGGTGGTATTATACTGAATGAAGTGCCCCCCCCGGCAGCATCTGTGATAGTTTTTGTATTGGTAGTATCTGGATTACTACCATTATAAACCAAAGGAGTTGATGTTGGTATATAGCCAACACCATTTTCAGTAAAATAACCAAATTGTTGATTAGTAGCATTATTTAATCCATAATTGTTATAAGTTGTCCCTGGTACACTTCCACCACCCCAATTAGCACCAACGTAATGTTGATGTTGCATGCCATGACTATGAGATGGCATAGTATTACCATCTAATGTTATATTTGCATTTCCTCCTATAGTTTTCAGTGGATATGTAGATGAAGCACCTATTAAAAATTTACCTAGTAGATCAGGTGGAGTATAATTTGAAGTTCCGCTGCCTCCACTTCCTATACCTAAACTATTTAAGGCGTTGTATCTACCATCTTGATTATTCGTTCTTGCAGTACCATTACATATAATCCAACCATCTGGATCATTTGTTCCTAAATATCGCATAATAGAACCGACAGGTGGAGTTGCCAAATATGAATTTTGATAATAACCTGGATTTTTTGACATAATATATATATTTAAAATAATACAATTTTTTTTAAAAAAGCGCGTTTTTATTCACTTTTTATAAAGGTAGGAAAATTACTGAAAATCTAATTCAATTTGAAATTAGTAGTTAAACTAGGTATACCTTTACAAACTACGAATGGTATAATTATGATTGTCTATTAATATTTTATTATATAATTAACTGCTAGATATGGTGGTATTGTAGTGATTGCTGTATTCCCACCAGAGAGGCCAGTAGTCGTTATTGACGCACCATTAGTTTGAACGCCATTATTACTGGCGTTAACGCAAAAAGCATTTGTTCCGCTGTTAGCACTTCGAATTGCATAATTATTATAACCAGACCCCCCTCCCCAATCAGCACCAGCAAAATGCTGATGTTCCATGCCATGACTATGACTTGGTAAATTAGCTTCACTTAATGTTACAGTTGCATTTCCTTGTGTAGTATTCAGTGGATATGTAGATGAAGCACCTATTGAAAATTTACCTCTTAAATCAGGTGGAGTATAATTTGACGTTCCACTGCCTCCAGTTCCTATACCTAAACTACTTAAGGCGTTGTATCTACCATCTTGATTATTCGTTCTTGCGGTACCATTACATATAATCCAACCATCTGGATCAATTGTTCCTAAATATTCCATAATAGAACCGACAGGTGGAGTTGCCAAATATGAATTTTGATAATAACCTGGATTTTTTGACATAATATATATATTTAAAATAATACATTTTTTTTTAAAAAAGCGCGTTTTTATTCACTTTTTATAAAGATAGGAAAATTACTAGAATCTAATTCAATTTGAAATTAGCACGCTACACTGGGTATACATTGTATATAACTTTATTATTCAACATTATTAAATATATACATGTAAAAATGTAATGAAAACACAATAAAAATATTATGATTGTGTATTAATATTTGATTATATAATTTAATGCTATAGATGGTGGTAATATAGTGAATGCAGTCCCTGACCCGGTGGTATCTGTGTTAGGTTTTCCAACATTATAATCTGGAAAACTACCCGCGACGGTACCAGTATAATAAGCCAAGGATTTTGATGTTGGTATACCTACATTGGTAGCAGTATAAGTAAAAGTACCACTATTAGACGCTATATATGTTACTAGCCAATTCAGTGTTCCGTTAGTATTACCAATGAAATTGACATAATGATTATGATTCATCCCATGAGTATGACTTGGAATTTCAGTTAGACTTAGACTTTTAGTTGCATTTCCTCCTGTACTATTCAGTGGATATGTAGATGAAGCACCTATTGTAAATTGGTTTTGTAAATTAGGTGGAGTATAATTTGACGTTCCACTGCCTCCACTTCCTATACCTAAACTATTTAAGGCGTTGTATCTACCATCTTGATTATTCGTTCTTGCAGTACCATTACATATAATCCAACCATCTGGATCATTTGTTCCTAAATATTCCATAATAGAACCGACAGGTGGAGTTGCCAAATGTGAATTTTGATAATAACCTACTGATGCCATATTATATATTATATATTTAAAATAATACAAATTTTTTTTTAAAGCGAATTTTGGATTCATCTTTTATAAAATTTAACTACCATGACCCAAATGCACCGCCGCCTAAAACAGAATTAGCTGCCATTGGCTCTGAAAATGCTTCTACCATTCCTGGTGTAGCTGCTCCAACTAAAGGTGTGGTATCGTTTTGATACATGTTATTGTAATTAGGTAATTGTTGACTACTTTGTGAGTAAGATTGATTGGATGAATCACTTGGTAATTGACTAATAGAAGTAGTTCCGCCATATAATGATTGGTTCATGGCAGATTGATTACTCGGTAATGTATTCATTGGCATTGTAATTGATCCACCCATATTTTGTCCTGAAATTGGTTGTGAAACCTTGACATTTGCATTTCCAGTACCTTTTTTCCCATTGTTTTTCATCTTTGATTGAGGACCTTCCCATAATTCAGTAAGACGGTCTACTAAAATACTTACTTTCTCTCCTAATTTAGTTTGTAAACTTAATGTAATCATCAAAATTGCTAAAATTATAAATACTATATTAAAGTCGGGATATTTGACACCACTATATGTAGGAACAAATGTAATTATTCTATGAACCATCAATAGACCAATAAGCATTACAATTATTTGAATAATTATTT